CGCCTGTCTTCCTGTTTCATTAACGGCACTATTTATCATTCCTACAATAGTTGCTCTGCTGTTTGTAAGTAACTCATTAAATCCTCTTGCGTCAACTGTATTGATGTTGAAATTAACATTTACAGGTTGACCTAGTTCGTGATTAGGAACTATGTTTCCGCTTTGATTAGGCACAAACATTTCCCTACCAGCTTCACCGACAATATAAGGTTTATCTTTTTGAACAGGGCCACCTTGTTGTTTTCCAGAATAACTTTGTGATTTTATTTGTGCAACCATAGCCATTCCGTGTGCTACTGAAGCCGCTGCCGCAAATGCACCTGACCATCCACCACCAAATCTAGCATAAGCCGCTAAAGCCGCTGAATAGGTATTAATTATTGCTTGTGAAATTTGCATTGCCTTATATGCCTCAAATGCTTTTTTGTTCATACCTGATAATATTTGCATCGTGGAAATAGATTCTGTTTTCATATGTTCACTAAGTGCCAAACGCATTTCTTGTTCGGTTTGGAATATCGCTATTGCACCCTTACTTGAAGCTTTTTTTTGTTCTAATAAATCTTTTTCCGCTTGTGTTTCTTTTCTTGAAACTAATCCAGCTTGTTCTGCTGTTAGTTTTTGTGCAACCCTCATATGTTCTGTTGCGTCGATTGCCTCTTTAATAGCTATTGTCAAATCTTGATAAGGTTTAGACATTGTATGTTTATGGGTTAAATCTTGGAATGTATCTGATAAATCTTTTGTTTTTTCATTTAATCCTTTTTGTATATCTATTGTATTTTGAATACTCGCACCAAGTGAAGAAAATCCAAATTCACCCTCTTTACCAGCATCTTTTAATCCTAATAATTCTTCTTTAAATAATTCAACTGCTATTCTTAAATCATCAATAGAATTTCCATTTTCATCAATAATTCTATCGCTTTCTTCCATTTTTTTTATTTCTGCATTTAAGGTTCTTATTGTTTCGTGGTACATATCAGCAGTAGCAGTACCATTTCTAAAAGCATCATTTGCTTCACCAACACCCTCTGCAATATTATCAATTAATTTTCCTAGACCAGCATAAGCAGTTCCAGCCGCAATAACTGCACCTGTTATTAATGCCCAACCTGCTGGGCCAGATAATGCAACAAGAGCAGTTGTTCCCACAACCATTGCTTGTATTCCTCTTGCCATTTTCCAAAATAATGCTCCTACTTTTAAAGCTATTATAGATTTAAAAATAGTTTCTATTGTTCCAAGATTATCTTTTACAAATATTAATCCATCACCTAATTTTCTAACAGCTACAGCTAAACCCCTACCTATTTTTTCTGCAAAGGTATCTAATCCTTTTTGATTTTCTTCTAAAAATTTATTAAGATCACCAAATTGTTGTTTGAGTTCTGGAAAGAAACCAGATTCCAATATTGTTCGTTTGAAATTAAACATCTTATCGCCTATCATTGAGAGAGTTCCCTCAAATGTTTTGGCTAGTTCATCTGTTGCACCAGCGAACTTTCCACCAGCGCCAAATACCCTATCAAATGCTTCTACTGTTTCCTCTACTGATACTGTAGCACCAGCTTTGAAACCAAGCATTGATTTAACACCTCTATCTCTGAATAAATCTGCGGCAGATATACCAGCAGAAAGTGATCGTTGTATTTGTTCGGCAGTAGTTTTAAAATCAAGTCCTGTAACTGCGGCAACATTACCTGTCAGTTCCATATTCTTCGCTAATTCTTCTGCATCTTTACTGACAACAGCTAAAACACCTGAACCAGCTTGAATCTCTTGAAGTGAAAAAGGAACTTTAGAGGCAAATTTAGCCATTTCATCAAATGCTTTTGCTCCTTCTTCTGCTGTTCCGAATAAGAATTTTAAACGAACTTGAAGATTTTCTATTTCTTTTCCTGTATTGACTATGGATCGAATGACTAATCCAGCACCCAATCCAATAAAAGCGTTTCTTAAATTAAATACTGATTTTTTTAATCCATCAAGATTGCCACGAATTTTATTTAATGCCTGTTTGGATTTATCCTTTGCAATGATGTCAATATTTACTTTTTTGGTAGCCATTATCTTTTCATCTTGTTAATGCGTTCTTGCCTTTCTTGATCTTCCCTCTTTAAGTCAAAATAGGCGCACCACATATTAAACTCATATACAGACATTTGCAATATTTCACTAGCTGATTTGTGTAATCGTTCAGCCAATGAAAAGATGTTGTGTAGTTCTGGATTATTTTTTATTTTTTTTTAAGCGTTGGAATTGTGTCATCAGTCGTATTCATAATGGCAGTAGCCACTTTTGCTATGACATCCGTATCGGCTTTTATTTTGAATTTCATTCTGTGTTCAAGGTTGAACATCTTTTCGCCATCTTTGGTCAATGACTTTTCTATGATGACATCAATGAGAACATTAAGGTCGCTTTCATTCGCACCTTTGAATATTTTTGCTTTTTCAAGCATATTGAATGGCTTACTGTAAATGGCTTTATCGCCTGTAAGACCCCACTCCTCGACTTCTATAATTTTTGTTTCAAGAGATTCAAAGTGTCCTTTAACTCCCTCGAAGAAATCTGTTTTTTCAGCCATTCAATTATACTGTAGTTCTAGTCAATACTCCTGTGCCTTGTGCCGCGAAACTTGATTTGATTGTATCGTCTAAAGATACTGCGTGAGATTCACTTGTCACTAAAGCAGTTCCAGCCCAATAGTAGTCGCCTGAATCAGCACCCTCTGGGTAAAGATTTAAAGCAACTGAACTACCAACTGTTAATGCTTGTTGACCATTTGAATCTGTTTCATCAAAATGACATTCAACACTTGCAGACCAACTTGTTCTACCAGCCAAAAATTGTCTAGCTGTTGATCCAAGATTTGAGTTCTCAATTACATCGCCTGTAGTATCAAGTGAAAATCCTGAAACACTACCGACAGCATTTGAGCCAAGTTTAACTGTACCACTTTGACCTGTATGGTTAGCCATATTTTACTCCTCTGTTTTTGGTTTAGGTTTAGTTTCTGGTTTCGGTTGAGGTTTTGCACCTTTCACTTTCCACCCTTGTTTAACAAGATTTTCTACTTCGTGAGCAAAAACTTCTCTCTCAGTTCCATTATTTGATGATACTAAAATTACTCTATTTATGCCCATAAATTACTTTCTTGTCATTTATTAACTAACCTTTTTTTTAAAGTTAGTCAAAATATATTTTATCAATTATGCTGTACCTCTTACAAATTGATATAAAACTCTTACCACAATTCTAATACCACCATAAGGAAATAATACTCCCTCATCTGTATTAGCTTCAATTATTTCTGTATTCAATGCATTTCCATTTCTAGTTATATCATTATCAAGTGTTTCTTCCACAACCTCAATTAATTGGTTTCTTAATGTATCTATATTGCTTGTTGTGCCTTTAACAAATCCGACTACAATAAAATCTATTGTTCCTTGCCTTTTTCCTGTACCAACAGCACCCATTGTGCTTGGTTCTCTAGTTTCATCGCCACTTTGAACATAACAAGCTGGAAACTGTGCATTACTTAATGCCTCTGGTTCAAATGGCTCTCTCGTGATTTTTTTAAATTCAATAGGACTAGAAACTGCATCCAGCTTTGTAATTATATCACTTGCTATATCTTCTCGTTCACTCATAATCTTATTTCTTTTAAAAACATATTCCTTATCTTATTTTCATCATTTTTACCAATAGCAAAGAATGGTCTTGGTGGCATTTTACCAACTCCTGTATCGTGTATGTATGCCTTAACTTGCTCTGATTTTCTTCCGAAGAATAATGTTCCTGTTGTTCCTCTCACTCGCCAAGTCAATGAATTGAACATATGTCCGTGAAAAGTCAGATCAACAAACTTATTTGTTTTCTTTCTAAATTGATCTGATTGTTTGTATTGTTCTGAATATCTTGCGAATGTTCCACCATCTGGTTTTTGTCCTTTTTGTGTCTTTTTTTGAATCTGATCTGCCGCATAAGCAGAAACTTTGTTTAATGCTTTTTTAATATCTCTTGGAACTGTGCGTTGAAGTTTCTTTATGTAATTAGAAACATCTATCGTGTTGGCTTTAATCTTTATGTCTGCGACCATTATCTGACAAGGCGAAGTG